ACTCCATAAACTCTTACAGAAAACCTAAAGATAATCTCTTCAGGGTTCCTATAAGGTTTTTCAAGGGGAACTCCCGTCACCTGAAGGTAGAGACCTCAAGTTCGGGGCTTTCGCCATCAGGTTTTGGTACTTCAATTGGGAAGACGCGTCTATTACGATCCCTCTTAGGGGCCTTAACAGCCCCTGAGAGGCATCGGTTCGAAGTAACGTGGTTAGCCTTTAGTGGGGCCTTCTGCATCATCCACCCTCCGTTGATTAAGGGAATACCCTTAAACGGTGAAGGGAAGAGATGTCGTGAAGGCCTCTCTAGCTTTTTCCTCTGGCTCCTAAAATCCTGGGTATACCAGGGTGAAGACTGGATTCTCTTAAGGCTGAAGGCCTTAGGAGATTGGGCTCTGTGGCTGGCATGTAATGCCATCACAGAACCACCAGCTCTTCTCCCCGGTATCATCGGGATGATAGGTAACAGGCCAGAGGATCAATGGCTTGATTTCTCGAGGTTTCTTCGGGGTCCATTGGACCCTGAAGTTCCAGACCTCGAGGAGAGATCATTTCGTTACTACGAACTCTATTCCACAAAAGGGGCGCTCCCGGAGCCCTCTCGAAGGATTCAGCTAAAGGCCCTTAGAAAACATAAACAGAATATAACGAAGTTGTATCCTGTTGATATTACTCTAAGGGACCTAGCTTTTTCCTTCGGGAGGGCTTGGGGGGAGCGCTATCCAGCCCATGTTCAGGACATTCACACAACAACCGCCACCAGCGCCACCCTTGAGGCCTCTCGGGCTCAAGGGGGACGCGCAGGGCAGGTGTGTGAGATTGTCCGGAACATGAGGTTAGGGTCCTTCATGGTGAATCTAAGAGATCTACCGAATAGGAATTGCTTTAATGAGATAACTATCTCAGAAGAGCTCCTTCGGTTTGCTCTCTCAGGTACGCCTTATGAGAAGGCATGGCCCATAGGAGGAATGATCCAGGTACCCGGAGTATGGAAATACTCTGGGATCGAAGTCCCCATATTCTTTAATGAATATGACGAAGACGACCTGGCTTCTGCTACGGGGGGGAATTCTCTCCCCCATAACAGTCAATTCCTCCTAAGGGACCATGCCCTTAATCACTTAAGGCGATGCGGCCTCTTCGTCTGCAGTACGACCTTAGGGGAAATCGGTTCGTATGAACCCCGCGATAGGTATCAACCTACCCCGGGGCCCCTACCACCGTTTCCCGTAAGGGCTTCTGTAGTCGAAGAGCAGGGTTGCAAGGCACGGATTGTAACCGTTGCTGAGCAATCCCTGATTACCGCTCTCCATTTTGTGAGGACCCTAACCTTTTCCTCCCTCAAAGGTCACAAAGAATGCTCTGTGAACTCTGAGGAAGGAAGGGCTGCGGCGTGGATATGGGGAACAAACGCGACGATTCAGGAGAGACTCACCTCGAAGGGTCACACGGCTCTTGGCCCGGGAATGGTTATCCAAAGCTTGGACTTGTCCAATGCTACGGATACCTTTTCCCCTGCCATTTGCGATGCGATCCTTCAAGGCTGTGTCTCCTCTTGGGGGGAAACCCCCAAGTTCGTTCGCGGACTTATCCCCATAGTCACGACCGCTTTTGCGGTTGCTTACCCTCCATGGAGTGGCTTAGGCAGTGCGATGGGCGAGAATGGAGTTCCTATGGGGAATCCTGCATCGTGGTTTATTTTAAACCTCTATGTAGAATTCGCTTGGATTGTTTCTGGTGAGATATGTTATCGAACCAAAGAATCCTTCCCAGAGGAACTCGATCTCATTGCCCGCACTAGGGGACCCGAGTTCTGGGAATTCATTATCAAACACTTCGGAATACGAAGTTTTGATATGATTCCCAGCGGGTCCCCTAGTGTTGCGAGGTGTGGTGATGACCAGATAGCTCTTTGTGATTCACGAAGAGCTGTCTGGTTCGAACGCCTCCTTGAGTCGTTAGGAGCAGTCATCTCTCCTGGGGTTCACATTGAATCACGAGATCGGGGGATATTTACGAAGAACCTCCTTAAGATCGATAAAGATCTTAAGGTAGGTTACGTGGACATCCTTCGAACCCGTAATCTCTGCGGCCCCAAGAGTAGACTGCCCGGACTCAAGGAGGTTCCTCCGATATATAGTCGGGGGCCGGCGATCTCGAGTGAACTCTCTTGGTGGAAAGGTGAAAGATATGAGGCAGCTGCCACATTCTTTTACTTTTCCCTAAGAGAAACTCTAGATCGCCTCCCCTCACTCGGTATAGAGACTTTCCTTCCTCGAGTCCTAGGGGGTTTTGGAACCCCCCATTACAAAAGAAAGGATAGATTATTTTCTTGGAAAACCAAGAGAATGATCTCTATACTGTTATCGGAGAATCTCAATCCTCGCGCGATTTGGGAGCTTCTATCTTTGGGTTCCATATGGAACCCAAAGGCACAAGGCTCCTTGGGGAATGTTATTCGATTCCGAATGGAATCATCCTTCGGATATTTAGAGGCGAACGCCTCTAATAGAATAACGCTTTCCCAAGGAACCGGTCTTAAAGAACCAATCTATCCTGACCTTAAGGCCCTATGGGCACTTAAGGCAGAAGCGGAAACCTTTGACTGTTTTACAGCCAAAGATTCCTTTAAGAAGATTGAAGGGATATTATATAGCAAATATTGCTATATATTTAAACCTACAGTCCTCTCAGAGGCTTCTACGCTTCGTGAGATAGGTCGGTCCTTTAAGGCCGTACGTGAGAAGATTCTCAAATCGGATACGTACCGCTACAAGCCACTGAGGGTAAACAAAGACGGTCTTCCATCTTTGCTTAAGAGGCTCGATTTTAAGATGAACTCAGTGTTCTTTGAAAACCCTGAGGGAGCTTTTGAAATCGATAAGCCTCTTAAGATAGTACCAGATGAGGAGTTTCCTGAAGATGACGACTTCTTTGTCTAACGACAAAGAAGCCGGACCTTTTAGGAACCTCTCCACTTCTTGATCAGAGTTATTAACTCTGATTGGGAGGACGAAGTCTCGGGGTTTTAC